CCTAATGGTGTTAATGATGAATTTAATGTCCTTACAGGGGAGTATACACAGAATGTGGACATTACTACTTTTTCAGACACACAATATCTAAGCTATGAAAGTGCATTAGCAAATGTTGATTATATAAGAACAGAAATTGTGTCTGATGCTCAAGATGGTACAGAAAATGTTGATGAGTTGACAAGATATTTTGATAAAGACGGTAATGAATTAGAAGAAGTGTCAAATGGTGACAGAGATAGTACAGATAGTATAGGAAAATATTATTATGCCACGGATGGTAGGCTTCATATTGTTGTTGCTAAAGGTGCCTATGCAGATATAGCAGCAGCAAGAACAGGATTAGGTACAACGACACTACATTATCAGTTGGCAGCACCAGTCGAAACAACCGGGGAAAGGTTCATCTTCGACCAAGACAATGTAAGAAAATATGCCATGAACAGTTTTTTACATGGTACTTACATCGTTGAGCCCTGTTCCTTCAAATACGACAACCCATCTAGCGGAGTTATTACATTAGATGGTGCGGGCAAACTTCAAAGTACTATTGAAAAAGCATTGAGGAATGACGGGACAGAGAACGCACCCTCTTTCACAGACGTTTCCGACGATTGTTCAGTTAACGCGGTAACGGGTGAAGTTACAATATCAGGATATGACGATGATAAAAAATATTTTATAGTGGTATTGTATAACTCCGAGGAAATCACAATACCAACCTCCGACACAACTTATTTATCGCTTGATGTAGAAACAGATGGGTTGGTAGATAGAAGTCGATACGCAAATTCAGGGATTCTCACCAGCACTCAATGGGAACAGTTAGATAACGGATTGTTTGTATTACCATTTTTGAATGAGTCGGCTCTTGTAAGAATACTTAGCAGCAAATATATTGATGATAGGATTAAAACTGTTGCTTTGTGGTTTTATTATGGTGGTGCAGGTGGAGATGATTTCGGTAGAATATGGGACAAAACTTCAAGAAGATTTTTCATATCTTCGACTGCGAATAGTTTATTTTTTGACCAGTTATTTTCAGGGACTCAAGGTTCATGGACAACAGCGAACGACAGTTTAACACAGGGCAATTGGTATCATGCGGTGTTGGCTTATGACAGTTCCTCTGTAGTGAATGACCCGATAATCTACATTGATAAAGTATTAAAAACACTGACAGAAGGTTCTACTCCGGTAGGTACGGCAACCTCAGACGCAGGAGAAGATTTAATACTTGGCAACAATGCAGCGGGTACAAGATACCAAAACGGAAAGCAGTCTTTTATAAAGATACTTAGAGAAATACCATTGAATTTAGCAGGGTTTGCAGAAAGTCATTACGAGAGCACCAGACACTGGTTTGGAAAATAAAGGAAGGAGTGATATAAATGTCACAGGCAGCACAAAGGGCAGTAGCTGAATTAATAAATGGCACATATGGGCTTGAAGCGGTGGAAGCATTAGTTGATGACCTTGAAACAAGATTGACAGCAACAAGAGCAGGGTACCTTGACGAACTAAATGTTTTAAAAGGTGCGTCAGGTGTATTCCATGAACAGGCGGATGTAGCGGTATCTCTGAATGCTACTACAGGGGAACCAAGTGTAGTTGAGTTTACCGCAACTACTTTTCGTGTTATGATAAGGAGTTTGCGGTTAAAAGCAGTAGACCCAGGGGCAAACACAATTACGGTTTCGTTATATGAGCTTATAAATAATGTAGCAACGGTTGTTGATACATTCGATATTACTACTGCGAATTACGGAACATACCATTCTCTTATGGACATGTTTGGGTTACCGCATCTCGCAGGAGATTATATTAAAGTAACCGTAAAAACGGATGCCGGAACGTATGCAATAACGGGGCAGTATAGTCGCTCTTTAACAAGTGTATAGTAAAAGATAGATAAAGTCTTGAAAAGCAGGGAGGTTAAAACGCTGCAAATGATGTATTGATATTGACCTCAGACCAGGGAGGCCCTGTCTCCATTGATATACCGGATGGAACATACGACGGGGCCTCTTTAGCTGCAGCACTGCAGACTGCTATGAACGCGGATGATACCCTGACAGGGGGAGCGGTCACATTTACTGTCAGCTGGAACAGTACCACCAGGAAGTTTACTATCGATGCGGGAGACGGGCATACCATAGCCTATACCCACACGGGCTCCGATGCTGCATACCTGTTTGGTTTCAACGACGACCATTCAGCAGCACAGACGATCACCAGCGACGAATCAGCGGGAGATCCTACAGGCATAGCTTCCATAATCCATACGGCAGTTGAAGAATGGGTGCAGAACGCATACTGCAAAAGGAACTTCGAATCGCAGGACTATTCTGAACGCTGCGACGGATCCGGCAGGAACATACTGACACTTAACCAGTGGCCGGTGACAGTTGTGACTAGGTTGTCGGTAGGGCTGGTTGATGTGATCCGGGTGACTAACACGGCGGAATATACGAGCGCCAGCGTATCGGTGACAACTACCGGGCTGGTACTGGTGAAAGACGGGACCTCGGACGCTACCATAACTTTTACGTTGCATGCCACCATGGCGGACATTGTAATAACCGCAAAAATGGCAAGAAGCGGCGGGTCAGCAGGTACACTTACAGTATCATTATTTTATCATACTTATGTTTAATTTAAGGAGGTGAGTGAACAATGGCAAGAAAAGCAACATCAGGGTCTTTTCAGGGCAAGACGCCAAACAAAGGGACTTTTGAAATGGGGTCAAGCAACGAAAAGAAAGCAATGGGCGGTAAGATACACAAGGGTACTGACTTAAGGTCAAACCCCGGTAAAAACCAGGGAAGTATGCCAAGGCATATGTCCTAACAGCACTTTGAAACGGAAGTGCTTTTTTTATGTTTTAAAATACGCAGGTGATAGCGGAAACATCCACAAAATCTGAAAGGAGTTAATATGCAATTTTTTGATATACAGTTATTCGGCGAAAAAGAGGAAGGACCCGCCGCCCTTCCGGAAGATACAAATACAGAAGAACAGACAGATACCGCAGGTCAAGAGGAAAATGGCGAACCTGAAACTGACCCCGCCAGTCAGAAAGGCAAAGCGGTACAGACGACAGAACAAAACGCAGCTTGGGCGGCTATGAGAAGGAAAGCAGAAGAAGCGGAAAAAAGGTTGAAGGATTACGAAGATAAAATCAAGAAAGCCGAAAAAGGTTTTCAGTATATGAAACAGCAGAACCCAAGCTGGTACGGTAGCTTTGACGAGTATTTGCAGGATATCGAACGGTACGAAAAAACAAGTACCAAACCGCAACCTGCTACCGCACCAGACGAAGAAGCTATTAAAAAAGTTCTGCAAAACGACCCTGCTTATAAAGAGTTGCAAAAGTTCAGGCATAGCCAGTACATAGTACAGGAGTTCTCTACAGTGGTAAAGGAATTTCCAGACGAAATTAAGAAAGCCGAAGACATACCCGTAGAAGTCTATAAAGCATGGGACGAGGGGAAATCCGGCAGAAGCCTTATATCACACTATAAAGAACATATGTTTGACGATATGCGCACAAAAGCAAAAAAGCAGGGGTACAACCAGGGAATGAAACAGGTACAAAGCAAGTCGCATATGTCTTCACAGCCCGGGACTGGTGCGGAATATGCAGACGTTGTTGTACCACAGGAACATTATAACGCAACTAAAAAAGCTAATCCCAAATGGGACGACGCCACAATTAAAAAGTATTATAAAAAATATCATAGAGACAGTTAGGAGGAAAAATTATGGCTTTCACATTTGCACAGTTTGCAAACGGCGGCGATGGCGACTGTTATATTGAAAAACGGTTGCCAGCTACATCAGGCTATGCGCTTTATGTAGGTGCCGCTTTGAAAATATCTGCTGCTGCTTTGATATACGCAGAAACGGCAAACAATGTATACGCAATAAGCCAGGTATCAGCGGCAAGTTCGGTAGTAACGGCAAGTTATTACCCTGAGGTCATACCTGTAAACTCTAATCAGGTATGGAAAGGTACAGTAAATTCAGCGGCAACAGCAGCGTTTTTACAGGGTGTACAGACAGCTAACCTTGAAGCGGCTGCAACATGTTATGGTACGGCAATAGACGGGAACGACGCAGCAGGCGGGAAAGTATATATACATTCTTTCACTTCAGCAGCGTCAACGACAGTGTATGTCAGATTCCCTGACGCGCCTGTACAGTCTTAACGGAAGAGGTGAATAGAAAATGATAAGATATACAGCGACAGAGTTTTTGAACGCTATTGGTAGAGTTGATACGGCAATATTTGGCGCAATGGAAGAATACGGGGCAAGTGAAGGTGACAGGACGATCGTAAATAAACTGTGTAACAGGATGGACACCGACGACCCGCAGACTTCTATGTTGGGATACAGTGCGCTTACAGACCTTAAAAAGTATAAGGGCACACGTAACTATGAAGATTTCAACGAGTTGTATAAAAAGACATGGATTCCCGAAGAGTTTGACAAAGCTGTTAAGTTCGACAGGAAAACCCTTGACGACAACAAGATTATCGACATGAAAAACAGGTCAACCAGTTTGTTAAACTCTTATTACAGGACTTGCGAAAATTTCCTAGCGGCTTATTTTACAAACTGCGACCAGTCCTCTTTTACAAAAGATAGTGAAACTTACACATGGACACTTGGCGGGGACGCTGTTTCGTTTGTAAATGATACTCATACCAATATCGGCAGCGGTACATCAACCGACAACAAAACTACAAACGCACTGACAGGGGACAATCTTGAAACTGCTATTGGAACTATGGTAGCTTTCCAGGACGACAGCGGCAACCAGGGCAACTATTTCCCTGATGAGTTGATGGTTCCTTTTAATTTAAGGAAAACTGCGCTCGAACTGTTAGGTTCAGAAGGGAAACCTTCTTCAGCCAACAACGACTATAACATATTCGACGGACAGTTGAAACTTATAGTCTGGAACAGATTTACAAAACAGTCCAGCAAAACCGCTTATCCCTGGCTTGTCATGGACAGCAATGCACGAAACGCAAACTTATACTGGTTCGATAGAATCCAGCCGGAGGTCACTGACAACAGGGACTTTGAAACTATGACCTGGAGTATCGGTGTTTATACAAGGTTTGTGGTAGGCTGTTACGACTGGAGATGGATTGTGGGGAATATACCTGCTTAACAGGCGGGTATATCTCTTTTACGGAGGTGAATTTACAAATATGCTTATAGTGTCAGCGCAATGGTAGCAAACAGCGGAAGTATTACACACGGACTCGCAGCAGGACTATTTGTAATGGTAACGCCCCATTCGTCCGGCGCAGTAGCAGCGGCGGCAATGAACACAGCGGCAGGTACAGGGTTTACAGTATATGCAATTGATTCAACGGCAGGTACACTTGCTACTTGTACTATCTCGTGGTTTGTTATTGGTACACCATAAAGGGGTTAGGGTATTCCTACCCCTTTTTATATTTGTATAGGAGGGCTATTTTGATAACAGAAGGCATCAATAGAAAAGTCAGTTCGGAAGTTATGCTGCTTAGCAATATTGAAGAAGTGCTGACAGAGAACAACAAATCGCTTAAAGAATTATTAGAAACGAAGAAACCAAAAGAAAAAACAGCTAAAGAATATAAATGTAAAAAATGCAGTGAAGTTTTTGATACACCAATAGCTTTAGCCTCACATTCAAGAAAACATAAAAAGTAGGTGATGGCAAAATGTCTCTTACAATGGAAAATATCCGTGACGAAGTATACAAACTTCTTGACGAATACAATGTTACAACGGCTGATATAGATACAAATATTACTACCAGGATAGACGGCAGGATTAACCATTATTACCTTGACCTTGCGAAAGTTAAAGGAGTTTCGGCTCTATTTACAGTACAGCAGTTCCCCGTGGCGAACATACTTGGCGAAACGTTCGATATAACCGAAGTAACAACAACAGCGGTAAACTTCGACGGTGCGTCTGCCGCTTCATACTATTTTGAAGTAAACGGGGATTTTGAGTGCGACGTACAGGACTATACTGATACAGGGTATGTTACAATAGCGACTATATCGGCAACAAGTATAAGTGTATTCACTTATTACCGCAACCTCGTAACAGGTGCAAGCGCAACTTCCGATACGATACGTCTTGCATTTAAAGGTGATTCTATATACCAGGTGCGAAACGTAGCACTATACGCATACGCTTTTAACAACTCAACCGCAAGTATACCTGACTTTATCCCGTTTGTAGAGTATTCCGTACCTTCGGCATACCACGATATAAACAGGGTTACATACAGGTATAAAAACGATTACGGGGTATTTACCCACTGGTATAAAGAAGGGGATAAATGGCTTATCTCACGGGACTATTCGGCAGAGTTCAAGTTCTATTATTACAAACTGCCAACAGCCCTATCAACAGCGACAAGTACACTCGAAACGGAAGATGATATTAGTTATATCATTCCTTACGGTGTAGCCGCTGATATACTTATTGGAAACGGGTTCAATGTAGAAGGTGGGCAAATATTGTACCAAATATACAAAGACAAGAAATCCGAAATACAAAGGTCACACGAATACGGCAGACAGGTCGTTGCCAATTCAATGGGGTGGTAGTATGGCTTTATTTTCACCTGAGAGCAAAATATTTTCTATACTTGACTATAAAGGCGGGGTAAACTATACACGCCCTGATACAGAAATAAACGATAACCAGTCACCGAAAGCTGAAAACGTTATGCAGAATGAACATGCAGGTATATCAAACAAATGGGGTTGTTCTGCCCTGTATACCTCTGCACTGTCTACAAGCGGTATCAACGGGTTATTTGTATACAACAAGACAACTACAAGCGAAATGTTATATGCGGCAGGTACAAGCTTAAAGAAGTATGGCAGCGGTTCGGCAACATCTTTGTATACGGGTATGGCAAACACAGCGGTACGTGAATTTGAAATGGAATCTTCAATATACTTTCTTGATGGATCGGGTTTGATAGAGTATAACGGGACAACAGCAAGTACGATACTTGGCAAAATTCCGACTTATTACTATTCTAAATCGGCAGATGCAACAAGCGGTGATGTGCTCGAAGAACTCAACTATATCCAGTCTGCATGGACAGAAAGCTTCAACGGTAACGGCACGGCAACAAGCTTCTATATGGCTTACGGGACACTGACAACCAGCTATACCGTGTCAGTGGCATACAACGGGTCTACTTATACAGCAACAAATTATAGTGTAGATACAACATCAGGTATAATCACACTTGTAACAGGCGCATCTATCCCGGTAACAGGGACAAACAACTTTGAAATTACCGTAGCGCGTGAGGTTTTAGACCCAGACGAAATATACAATTGCAGGTTCGCACAGGTGTTCGGCGAAAACAATACCCACGCTTTTACAGCAGGAAACGAAAACTACCCTAACCGTATGTACTGGTGCGATACGCTTGACCCAACCTATTTCCCGTCAACTTCTTATGTCGATGTAGGGGTGTCAAACGACCCAATAAAATCCCTGAAATCTCATGCAGGGTACTTGTTCATCAACAAGAAACGGGCAATACACAGGCAAGAAGGGCTGGCTCCCAGCCAGACAATAAAACCTATTGTAGAGGGTGAAGGGTGTATAGCAACAGACAGCGCGGTAATCTTAAACGGCAGACCAGCATTTATGTCGCAAGACGGGTTCTCTATGCTTATGGATAATACTAACTATAACTACTATTCTTTAGTTGAACCAATAACGGCAAACACCATAAACGGAGTACGCGGTATCAGAAACGGGATAATTACCGAAACTATATCAACACAAGAAAACGCAATAGCGATAAAACATGACGACAGGATATTCTTGTTTATTGGTGCTGTCTTATATGTGCTAAACGAAAATATGATACACAAATACGACAACAATTATATATACCCCTGGTATCCCTGGCTTGGACATAATGTATCTTGTATGGCGGTACAGGACAACTACCTGTATTATGGCGATAGCACGCAGGAACAGATATACAAGTTCGATCCTGCTGTACTGACCAACAACGGCACATCTTTTACATGGGTATGGTACAGTAAGAAATACAGTATAGAAAATAGTTATGACTGGTATAAATGGTTTTTAAAAAGCTATTATGACTTTCGGCTAAAGTCCGGGGCAACTTCAATAACCGCTACTGTATATATAGACGATACTACAACAGTATCAAAGTCTATAAGCATAACACAAAGCTTTTTTAACCCAAACTCATTTAACCCAAACTCATTTAACCCAAACACCGAAAGCTACAACAATACACAAAGACATTCAATACACAAAAAGGGGAAATATATACAGTTTAAACTTACAGGTACAAGCCCGTTCACTTTATTAACAACCAAACTTGACTTTAAGCCCGAAAGGAGGGCGAAGTAATATGAGTATATCAGCGACAATATCGGCAATAACACTAACTTATGACAGCGCAACCGCTTGGAGTGCGTTTAACAGCAGTAACCTTGCAACCGCAGGGAACTTACAAGCCAACTGGACTGACTTGGTCAGCGGCGTGTCGGGGCAGTACAGGACGCTGCTTACAAGCGCAGTAGATGAAATAAATTTGCTTGAATCAACTTCCGGGGCTGGACTTGTAGGGATAACCGCACTAACAAACACCTCTGGTACAACCGTACAAGGGGCGTTTGAGAGTATTGACGCTTATCTCGGAAATGTATCTGCAATGACCTCTTATGGTGAAATAGCGACAGGAATAGACGATTTGAGTTCAAAGGTAAGCGCAGGGTTTAATGTGAAACTCGGGTACGTGTCAGGGGCAGTGAGTTCTACAACGGCGGTATCGTATGCTCTTGGGGTATCAGCAAGATACATTTCGTTTACACATTCACCACTTTTCTTCAATGCCGCAGTGAATTACGGAGGGTATCCTATACATATGAATGCAGGATACACTACAGCAAGCGGTACGAGAATAGCAGGGTTGGCGTACGCTCTGGAATCAGGAGATGCATATTTTCGACCGTTAGAAGCAGCAAGCAACTTTGTACAAATAGTAGATAATGTAAGAGGTCAATCGGCATACTGTGTTTATGCCGTATCAGCTACAGCGTTATATATAGACTTTGTTGCAACGCAGTCAACTTCTTTCAGTCCTGGCGTTATAAATTATATAGCGTTATATTAAGGTGGTGAAAATATATGGCAAAAAACGGATTGATGGGTTTCACCCTTGACGAACTAAAAAACAAAAAAAACACCAGTCCAAGAGGGAAAACTATGGGGTTTTCCATGGAAGAATTGGCAGGTAAAGATCCTTATGGAAGCGGTAACATGGAATCTGTTGTCAATACTATAAGAGCCAGAGGGTTCCCCATGCTGCGACAGGGTGATACTGGCGACTTTGTAAAAACAGCACAACAGCAGTTAAAAGATAAAGGGTATTATACTGGTATGCTTGACAGTATATATGGACCAAAAACCGCCGAAGCTACAAGAACGTTCCAGAAAGCGGCAGGAATAAAAGAGGATGGTATATATGGCCCGGTAACAGAGCAGACCATGAAAACCAACCCTATGCAAAACTATAACTATATCGACGCTATCAACCAGGCTATGAACATGGTAGGTGGCGGTCAAGGTATGGTAGACTTCTTAAACCAGAATTATCCCAGTATGCAGACACGAGAACAGTATATATCCGATCGTACCCCGTACCTTGAAAATGTATATGGCCAGCAGCAAAGGGAAGTACAGCAGACCGCAGATACCGCAAGGCAAGGGTATATTTCAAATGCAAATATGGCTGAACGTAATATAGGTAACTATTACCAGAACTTTCTTGAAGATATAGACGCAAGCGCACAGAATATCCGTAACGTTTATTCGCAGGGTACAAGGAACATTGAAGCGGAACGTGCCGAAACTATGCCGCAGTTTCAGTCGCAAAGAGGGCAAGCGGACTTACAGACGCAAAAAGCGGTTAAGAGTATTACGGATTATATGGCACAAAAAGGGTTAGCTAAAGGCGGGCAGGCAGTATCAGAGGTAGGCAAACAGTATCAGGCAGGATTACAGGAACAAGGTGCTATAAACCAGTCTGAAAGCAATTACCTTAGAAACGTTACCAACAGGTTGATTGACCTTGAAGAACAGACCGCGGAAAGTTTGTCAGACATAGAACGAAACAAGGGGCAGGCACTTCGTGAACAAGCATTACAGTTGACGAATATGCAGGAACAGCTCAACCAACAGTTATCAGGACTTAACCAGCAGGAAATGATGATACTCAATAACCTTGCGGAAGATATAAAAGCGCAGAAGATGCAGTTAGGTACTGAATACGACGCTAAGGCAGAGAAAAATTCAGTCGATAAAATTAATACTTATCTGCAAGCCGCTGGTATGGATGAACAGTCGAGACAATTTGTTGTAAGTACATCTATTGATATAGCAAACCTCGGACTAAGACAGGCACAGATGGCACAGGAACTTGAAGATTATACTAACCAACTGAACCAGCAGAAAGAATTTGAAAGCCAGCTTACAGACATAGAAACGAAAGAAAAGGAAAGGTATGACAGTATAGCTGACCAAACAGAAAATATGTTGATTGACGGTACTTTGTTGCCTGATAAAAAAATGCAGATTACTTCAAAAGCACAATATATTAAATACTTGACAGATAACAAGACTGCGATTACCGATATATTAAAAGCCCGTATGCCAGGTTTTGGGGACCAACTGTTTGCTGACCTTATCAACAATGCTTATTCTATGGACGATAGTATGTTTGGTAAGAAAGAAAAAGGTAAACCGTCTACAGTAACATTCATGCCAAGAGAACAGGAAAAACAGGCATATACCGAAATACTTCCGCAGATATTGGCAGAATATTTGAACAGAATACAAATTGGCGGTAACAATATGTTTGACTTTATGGATAAATCTACTCAGGATATAGTAAACACTATCCAAAACAAAAGCAGGTGATAAACTATGCCTTATATACCGCAAAGGTTGTTAAACGAAAGAAAAGGGTTAAAGACTACTGGCCCATTGACAACACAACAAAAAACGCAAAGAACCAATACCAGTATACAAAACGCACAGACTAAACTTCTTGAAAGCGGTATTGTACCTGAACAGGAAAAGCCTAAACGTGGGATAATGGATAGGATATTCGATCCGTTGCAGGTAGGGCAGTATATTGTTATGAATATACTAAAAGAAGTCACTGACCCATACGAAGGTGCCAATATCGGTAAAGCCATCACAGAAGGGTTGAAGTCTGCCAATCCGTTTGGTGCCGACTATAAAGAAGGGGAAGGTAGTTTCAGTGAAGTGGTAGGCAACTTGGGTGTAGAAAACAAAGTCGCTAAAGGTATATTAGGGTTTGCAGGTGATGTACTGCTTGACCCAATGACATACGCCAGTTTTGGACTTAGCGGGTTGTTTAAAGGTGCTAAACCTTTACAGGCAGGAACAAAAGCGTTAAAAGGCGGCGTAAAGTTTGCTGGTAAACAATTGGTATCGCCTGAAACTATTAGTAAGATAGGCGAAAAGATAGGTACAGCGCAACTTGGTAAAGCCTTGTCTGCTTCTAAAGCCGGTAAAGGGTTAGGTGCTATGTTTAAGTACGGGTACAGGTTACCTGACGAGTTTATAAAGAAACTTAATAAAGCAAAGAACCTGTCAAATGTTGAACTCAACAAATATACCGACGAGATAGTTGATATATTCAAAGGCGTTGACCAGAAGTTATATGAACCTATATCAAGAGCGTTGGATAACCCTGAAAAGTTTTATTCAGCATTGCCGGAACAAGCGCAAGTCGCTTATACAAAGTCTAAAGCATTTTTTGAAAAGCTGTTTACTGAACGTGAAGCGGTGGGGTTAAAGACTGGCAAAATACAGGATTACCTTACCCATTATTGGACTAATATAAACGACGTAAAAGCTAAGAACCCGGAAGCGTACAAGAAATATGTAAAAGCGTTCAGGACAGCCGATATGCACGATAAGGAAAGGTTGCTCAAATCTATCCAGCAAGGTGAAGCTATTGGACTTATCCCTGAACTTCGGACGCCGTATATCATGGCAAAATATACCGGGACTACAGTAAAAACTGTTACTGCAAAAAGGCTTATTGACGACGTTCTGACTATGGGCGACGATTTTGTCGTTAAACTTGAACCGATAGAAAATTTAAGTAAAGTAGCGGTTGAAGCAATGGCAGATAGAATTCCTGAAAACTTTATCCGTGTATCAGTACCGGGACTTGAAAATTATTATGTAGAACCTGCTATTGGTAAATACCTCGAACAGCTTGTAAACTTCAATATAAAAGATGATGGAACAAAGGCGTTCATGGATTTCGCTAACAGGATAACTCGTGTATGGAAAGCCGGGGCGGTTGCTACTCCCCGTTTCCATGTTAGGAACTTCCTTGATAACACATTTAAGTTATGGCTTGCAGGTGCTTCACCGACTAATTACGATCCTGCGTTGAAAGCGTTAAGAGCAGCCGCTAAAAAAGGTGATGATGTTCTTATAAACGTTGGTAACAAGTCTATGAAAGCGACTGAACTGTACCAGCTTGCACTTGAAAATGGTGTGCTTGGAACAGGGTTTGCTATGGGTGATGTCGGACAAGGCGTACTCGAAAGGTTGTCGGCAGGGCTGGGTAACAAGAACTTTAACCCGTTATCTCCTGATTTTAGTTTATACAGGCTATCAAGGAAAACAGGCGGGTTTGTAGAAGATACCGGCAAGATGGCGTTGTTTATAGATAGGCTCAAAAAAGGTGACAGTGTAGACGACGCAGTAAAGACTGTTAAGAAATTCCTGTTTGACTATACTGAACTTACACCGTTTGAACAGGGGATACTTAAACCGTGGATACCGTTCTATACATTCTCACGTAAAAACATACCGCTTATAATGAGCCAGTTTTTAGAATCTCCCGGGAAGATGTCTGCTATCAACAAATTAAAAGACCAGATAAACGAACGGATTGACGGTGTACCTCGTGCTCCCTGGCGTGAAGAAGCATTTTTCGTTGGCAACTTCAACGGGAACAACTTGTTTTACGACCCGGACTTGTCTTATAAACAGCTTGAAATGTTTGAAGAGCCTGGCATGGCACTTCTTAACATGATAACTCCGCTTGCTAAAGTACCTCTTGAGCTTGTACAAAACAAGTCGCTGTTTACAGGACGGTCTATACAGGAATACAGGGGACAGTCGGGGAAACTGCCGTTTACTGATATGCCGATACCTTCACAACTTGGCGGTAAGCGTGCTGAATATTTGTTAGACCAACTGCCGCCGCTTAGGAGTTTGTCGGATATAGCGCAAGCCCCATCGGAAGACAAAAGCAGAATGTTGCAGACAATGAAGATACTGACAGGCGGCGTGTCGGAAGATGACCCTGACTTGTCAAGGTATTACCAGTTAGTCGATTACTTACAGAGGTTGCAGGACAGGTATAAAAAACTTACCGAAGAAGGCCGATAAGGAGGCAGTGTATGATAAACAAAACAGAGATCGAAAAGCAACACAATGTTGCTGTGTTTGGGTTGGAACTAAAGGCTGTAATAGCCGCTGTTGGCGGTACTATAGCAGGACTGTTAGGAGGTTGGGACTATATGCTGAAAACTTTGTGTATCCTTGTGGTTATGGACTATATAAGCGGGGTTATAGTAGCTGCCATAGAACATAAGCTGAACCCTGAAATTGGGTTTAAGGGGATAGCAAAAAAAATGTTTATATTTATTGTAGTGGCGGTAGCTTACCAGATAGATGTAATGTTAAACTCGCAATATGATATGTTACGGGCAATAGCGGTCACTTTCTATATAGCAAACGAGGGGCTGTCCATACTTAAAAACGCTGGCAAGGCAGGTGTGCCAATGCCTGGGGCTCTTATAAATGCAATAGAAGCGTTATATGATAAGTCTAATAAAGGGGATGAGAAAGACGCTGCGGATAATTAAAAGGAACAAATACTATTATTACGAAACTGTATTTGTGCAAGAACTGTTGAAACGGCAAGGGTACAGTCTTAAAGTTGACGGGGTGTTCGGCCCACAGACTGAACAGTTTATTGAAATGTTCCAGGATAAACATAAACTGTTTATAGACGGGGTTGTCGGCAACAAAACATATTCCACGTTAATAGAAAAGACTTTCAATATAGGGTTTGCAATAGGATACTTTCACCATTTGTTCAGGTATACCAAATACTATGTGCTTAAACTCCCCCGCGTAACCCCGTATATCCTCAATACAGGCACGAAAACGAAGTTGTATGACTATGACCATGCCATAAAGATAAACGCCCCTTATTTCGGCTCTGCGAGGGTTACAGGAGGTCTGTACCCGTTGGGGTTATATAAACAGGATGGACATATACGCAGATGGTATGAGGATCCGTTTATATGTTTTGATTGTGATAACCTAATTATCGATAAGACACTTTCAAAGCAGACAGGTAATGTTGTTTCAGGTATGCCTATACTGCTTAAAGATGGTGAAATCAAAGTAGGTATAGTTGACAGCAGCTATATAAACAGACGAAATTCAAGGACTGCAATAGGGGTAAACAAAGACAACCTGTTTGTACTGGTATGCGACAAGCCGGGACTATTGCTTGAAGATACGGCGCAGATACTAAAAGAATACGGTGCAAAAGACGCGTTGAACTTTGACGGCGGCGGCAGTTCGCATCTGATGATACTTGGCAAAACTATAAACGGCAGTTATGACGGCAGGTATTTATATGCCGGGTTGGGGTGGAAGCTATGATAATAATATCTCCTGGACATGGTGGTATAAATACAGGGGCGATAGGTGCCGACAAGGTAACTCTTGAAAAGGATTGGACTTTGTCTATTTCTTTACTTCAATACAAAATAGTACTTGATATGGGTTACCCTGTTAAGATGGCAAGATATGAGGATACAACCTTAACTCCTGTACAAAGGACGGATATAATAAAACAAAGTGGTGCCACGGTTTGTATTGACAACCATTTCAACGCGTTCGACGGTAAGGCGTTTGGCGCGGAAACTATACACAGCATATATTCAAACGGCAAGTTAGCAAACGAGATTATGGATTCCTTAATAAAGGCAGGACAGATTAAAAGACGCGTATTTTCACAGTATCAAAGCAATGACAGGGACTATTATTTTATGCATAGGCTGACTGGTAGCGTTGAAACGGTTATTGTAGAATATGGGTTTATTGACCATGCTCTTGAGTTTAAGTTGTTAGCCGACAGAGTTTATAGAGAAGAACTGGCAAAATGTGTTATATTAAAAACAATAGAATATATGAAGGAGGATAGATAATTGGTTATAGTAGCGGAAGCTGGTGTAAACCATAACGGCAATATAAACGAAGCCGTTAAACTTATTCAACAAGCCGCCCTATGCGGTGCCGACGGTGTAAAGTTCCAGTGCTATTCAGCCGCTCTTTTATGTGCGGAGCGTAACTCTTTTGAAGTAGAATCACTACTTCGTAAATGCCAGATGCCTATGTGGTGGATACGTGAACTCTGGCAGGAATGTTCAGTAAATAAAATAAAGTTTATGTGTACCCCGTTCGATAAGTATGCTGTCCATATGCTTGACGAGTATGTTGATGAATATAAGATAGCATCTCCTGAGGTATGTAACCTCCCCTTTGTAAAATACGTTGCGGAAATGGGTAAACCGCTTATACTCTCAACAGGCAAGGCGGATTACAATGTATTAGACCAAATATTTGAACAGGTGAAAGTACCTGTAACACTTCTATATTGCGTTTCAAAATATCCCGCTTTAGATACTGACATACACTTAAAGAATATAACCGAGTTAAAGAAACGGTATACCTGCAAAGTAGGATTCTCAGACCATACCGCAGGGATAACAAAAGCTGTTGAAGCTGTGAAGAAATATAATATAGACTGGCTTGAAAAGCATTTTATGGTAAACAGCAACTGTCCCGACAAGCCCGTTAGTTTAACGCCTGATAAGTTTACCGAAATGGTAAGGAGGATAAAGAAGATTGGTTAGCCTTGAACTTGTTGATTATACGGATTTATATAAATACGCTGATATAAAAGTTTCAGAAGAACAGGAAAAACATTTTCAAGTACCTGTACTGTGCTGGATAGCGGAGTCGAGGTATAAGACCTATTTTAAACCGCTTGCTGTTTATAACGACGGTGTTATTGTAGGGTTTTTAGTCTATATGGAAACTCCCGAAGACCATAACCATTGGATCCGCTGTATTATGACAGACCATAGATACCAGCACAAAGGGTACGGCACGGAAGCTATACAACTATTGACAAAAACTCTGGCACGGCAAGGGATAACTAAACTGTATGTATCACATGCGCCTGACAACAGCGACGCTTCAAGATGGTATAACAAGATGGGGTTTATAGATACTGGCGAGGTTGTTACCGATAACAGTTACGGTCCGGAAACGTTAAGATGTTTTAGTATAACAAGGTATATACCAAAAGATGTAACAGGGTATTACAGAATGTAAAAAGGAGGAAAAATGGAAAGAGTACCAGTGTTTATAATCACATTACCGGGTCAAGATACGATAATGTCACTTAGCGAAGAAAACAGGTTAGAGATTATTGTACGGAATAAAGGGGTAAATAATGATTTATTACGAACGTAACCTGAAACTGTTAGCGGAAAGTAATTTTGAACTTTACCAGAAGATAGTATCAGGTACGCCACTGCCTGTTGTATACACCCATAAGATGGGGTTTGGCAGAGATGAAAACGGGGTTACAAACAACATAGTAACCGAACTTAACGAACAGATGATACCTATGGACGGGCCGGAAGAAGAAACCGATAAATGGGTAGAGTTGATTGACAAGGATATGGACACTATCTTTATATTCGGGTTAGGGACTGGAAAACATATAAGACGGGCAATAGAAAAGTACCCGGACAAAACATACATAATAGTGGAACCTGATATACGGGTACTACACCATGCACTTACACTAACCGACCTTGAAAGTGTGTTAAGGAAAGTTAAACTTTGGGTAGGAGACACCCCCTCCGATATTAAACAAAAGATGTTTACCTGGATAACACACCCGCTGGCAAGAGGTATACAGGTTGTCCCGTACTATATGTCAATATACGTTGAGTACGGGATGGAAATGATACATAATATACGAAAGATGGCCAACGATTGGGCGGTCATGGTAAACACCAAGCGAGCGTTAGCTATGAGGTGGTACGAGAACAGAATAACCAACATGAAAAACTGTAATGCCGGACATTTTAAAGAACTGCTTGGCAAGTTTAAAGATGTACCGGGGATAATAGTCGGTGCCGGGCCGTCGCTTCAACACGATATAGAACTGCTGAAAAGTTTACAGGACAAAGCTATAATAATAGCCGCCGGGACTGCAATAGAAATAGTTTTACATAACAACATCATCCCGGACTTTATGGGCGGCATAGACCAGGACGAAGTTTCAGAAGGTGGGTTGCATAAAGACCTTCAAACTGACGTACCGTTGATATACGATAACCAGGTAGCGCAGACAAGCCTTACATACAAAAGTACAAAAATACTTATGAGCCTTAACGTAGACGCTTATACAAGAATGGTTGTACCAGATATCCCACTTATAGAATCTGGGCCATCAATAGCAAACGTAGGACTTGACATGCTGTACCAGTTAGGATGTTCACCGCTTATCATAATAGGTTGCGACTTGTCTTATACAAGCGGTAAACTATACTGTGAAGGAACACAGTTTCAAGAAGATAAAAAGTTTGAAGGGTTGATTTCAGAAGTCAACAACAAAGGGAATTTAAGTTATACCGAACCGTCGTTTATAAGTATGCGCAACTGGTTTGAAGAATGGATTACCAGACACAAAGACACTAAAGTATACAACTCTACAGAAGAAGGACTGATAATCAAAGGCATGCCAAACAAACGGTTATCGGAATTTGAATTTACACAAAGATACAATATCAGAAAGAAGATAAAAGAACTCTATAAACCTGTAGATACGGAAAACGTCGATAAAGTCAATAAAGAACTCATATCAGAGTTACACCAGATAAAAGACCTGCTGATAAAGGCAAACGGATTTGTACCTGAAATAAGGAACTTTAAAGCATTTATACTGGTAGACGAAGTTTCAAGTATAGAATCCTACTTAAAAGAGATACAAACGGAATACGCACGAAAAAAAGGTGAACCTATAGAAGAATGTATAAAAGAGTTTAACGTTCACAGAATGAACACAGTATTAACTAAAATTGATAAACTTATAGAATTGTTAGAGAAATAAAACGGGGGCTGATTGCCCCCTTATTTTATTTTGCATCCTTCTTTAAAATTGCTTCTGCGTATTCTGGTCCTGGTACTTTTTGTTCTTCTAATAACCACTCATTTAATGTACGCAACTTTTCCTTTTCCAAATCTGCTATCAAATATCGCTTATTCATATTAACAATACATCTCCAACTAATTTCATCTCCGTATGCCCTTATAAAATAACCATTGATATCCCCTTCCTCTATCATTTTTATAAGTCCATTTAGGGGTTTATCATATCTTCTTTACTTAATCTGTGATCCTCCATTATTTCACCCCCATTCCTTCTTGTAACCTCGTATACGCCCCATACAGACACTTTTATTATTTAATAATGTTTTTATATGGCTAACTCCGTAAAAACGTCTGTATGGGCAAATAAGAAGGTCATTTTATCACGCATACCTCCTTTATTCATTTTCCAACCCTATTTCTATTGTTGGTCTTCCACTTCTCTCTAATAATGGCGTAATGCCTACCCCACCTTTAGATGTTAGTACAATTAAATATACCACTCCTGTTTTGACATCTTTCATCAATTGCGTTTCTGCAAATATAGACATCCCGTATGCGTTCCAAGTTTCAGGGTTTACTGGTTTGAACCTGCTACTATTCATACTAATGTGCCATTCCATTATACATACCTCCTTTATTCATTTTCTATATTCTTCTTCAATGTCGTATATTTTTATTGCATACGAGAATATATCGTCTCGCATTTTTTCTTTTGGTAGATATGCTTTTACATACAAATCTATCCTTTTGCCTAATTTTACAGATAGCTTTTTCTTTTTTTTATTTTTGTTTTTAAGCGTCCTGTCTTTTTGTGTATTAAATTCTATACAGATGTCAATATCGCTGTCTGGTTTTGCTGTACTCTTTGCATATGAGCCAAATATCCATATTCTGTTTATATTGTATTTATATCCTATTCCCTGTGTTGCCTTCCCTATATACTTGCTCGACCATATTGCATCTTCTGCTTCTCCGCTTTGTTGTATATATTTAAACCTCGGGCACGCACGCAAACAGCATTTCATTTCATCATTAATTTCTTCTCCTGTTGATGTGCTGTATTTACTGGAAGTCAATGAACAGTATACAGGGTTAGTATTTCCATAAATATGTTTATACTTGCAATTACCCGCAAATAATATAAATTGATTTTTTATTTTTCTTTTTTGCTCTTTTCTCAAATACCTTTTACCTTCCCACTTGAATACAGCCATCTTATACAACCTGCATATTTTCACTCACGCATACCTCCTGAACACAGGTTTCTCACAATGGCCGTTCATCAAAAACTTGTCCAGACTATCTTTGGCAAGTGCCTTCTTGCAATATCTCATAGCACTGTGTGCGCAAGCTAATGTTCTACTTATGTCATACATACCATGAGAATACGAAGGGGCAAGGTAGGGCATTAGTATCCCTTGCTCTATCATTTCCTGGTCGAAGATGGTTTTCAGCTTTAAACTGCTAAAATGCATAAACGGACAACTTTCGTACCCGTCAGCCCATACATGTTCTTTCATATCGAGAATATCCGCATGACTGTTTATCCCTTCTATTAGTTCCTTTCCTGTATGATATAGTTTAAACGAAAAAAGCTCATTTGCTGCAAGAAATTCTATTGTAGCCTTACACGCTGCCAGAGAATGTGTTTCTGCCCCATGTGTCGCACTCATTAAAAACACTTTCTCCTTGTCATGGTTATTGCCGCCAAGTTTCATTATATCTTTCCTGCCGCATAGAGCCGATACGGAGAACCCGTTTGCCATTGACTTACCGAAAGCAGACAAGTCAGGGTCAAGGTTAAACAGCCCCTGTGCGCCTGTCAACCCGAACCTGAACCCTGAAATCATTTCGTCAAGGATAAAGAGTACCCCATACTTTCTACAAGCGTCTTGTACTTCGTGTAAAAACTTGTTGGTTTCTTCAAAATTGGTATAGATGGTTGATGGGTCGATAATTACTGCGGCTAATAAAGGGGACCGGGTTTCAATACGTTTTGTAATATCTTTTTGTTTCGCTACAATCGAGGTATCGGTTATAGCGCAATCCCCTATTATATAGGTGTCATATCCTGCGCCCGCACTACATTCAGTAGTGGCTATAAACCAGTCGGCTTGCGATAAAAACGGGTTTTCTTTAGGAAAGAGAATAAAGTTTTTCCCTGTATACGCCCGGGCAAGACGGACAGCACCGTTGTTAGCGTCGGATCCGTTCTTACCAAACTTCACCATTTCAGCAGAAGGTATAATGTCTACCATAAGTTCCGCAAGTTCCTGTTCAATATAAGCAGGTCTGCCGAAGTTAGTCCCTTTTTTCATAGAAGAGATAGCCGCTTCACGGACAGGGGCATAGTCGTGTCCGACAATAACGCTCCTTAGTCCCATGCTCCAATCAATATATTTGTTGCCGTTCCTATCCCACACATACGCACCTTCCCCGCGGTCGATATAGTCAGGGGCGTTTGCAGGGAAACAGTCGTCACCTTTTGAATATGTATGACAGTTGCCAGGTATTAGTTCTTTCATATTTTATATCCCCCTCACGTTTTAAAATACCATTTAAACATATCAGTTGACCTATGTTTAGCATGGATCATACATTTAATTAGGTCGTGTTCTTCTTCCATCTTGAACGGGTACGGAGTAATGGCACAGTCACTTCTACCTCGTACTGCGTTGATAAAACTTTCCGTTTCCTTTACATACATTTGTTCTTGTATGTTTGCGTTATACCCTTGTTCAGAACTGCCACGGTCATATTCCCATTCAAGCGTATTCCCGTTGGCTTCATACAACACTATCTTGTCGCTGCCCCAACTCCATACAAGAGTCCCCTTTTCCGCAAATACTTTAAACTCCCTTGTTGCAGGTCTTGTTACCACATCTATTGTAACTGTGCCTATGATGCTGTTAGTCCCGTTGTTCATGTTTACCGTATAGTTATATATATCGTCAGCAGGATAATTAAGTTTGCGGTCTGTCATCAGGCTTATGTTTTCCACTTTACCAAACAGCCATGTCAGCCAGCACAGCTCAAACACTGTCATCTCCCTGCAAGCGGAGGTGTTCTCCGATACGGCGTAATACCCTTTGTAGTCCATACCTTTGTGCCAATCGTCTATATGTTGACCCATATGGTATGTAAACAGATACAGTTTACCTAACAAGTTTTGGTTTACTATAATATCATGCAACATCTCAATAGGTTTGTAATGCCTGAATGTGCATGACGGGTAATATTCCCCGTGTTGGTCTATGAGTTCTGTGTTGCACTCTGAAAAGACGGGAACCCTGTTTACATTTGCAAGAAGTATACTTGAGCAATGCTTATCAGGCGGTGTAGATACAATAACAGCACTCATATTCCCTATTTCTTCAATTAACTGGTTTGTATTATGAAATATGGTTATTCCATACTCCCCACCAATATCAAGGGTTTTCTTGGTGTCTATATCGTATCCGTATATGTCATTATACCCAAGTTTCTTTAAACACCTTATGCGCCGTGTACCCATTGACCCTAACCCTATTACAAGAAATTTCATATACTACCTCCCTCATTTTTACTTTCCAGCATTTCTTTTTCGTCCATTTCTTTTACCCACTGGACACGTTCCATATATTTCGAGATTTCTTCTTTGTTTGCTTCGACAAGAAATTCATCTTTATCACAACAAGGACAAACAATTTTTAATTCTCTAATGGGGGTACCCATTGTTATCTTTGGAGTTGTAGTTTTTTTGACGCCAGATATGGTTCGCCTGATAACTGTTACTTTCATAAGAGTATAACAGTTTTTACATTCTATACCAATATCGTCAAACACAAACCCTATCAATTATTTTCCCCCTTCTTTTTTCTATGGTCTTTCCAATATTCTTCTTCAATGTCTTTGTTAATTGCCACCACTTCGGGATGTGCGTCAAGGTACTCCACAATACCCTGCCAGGTCATGTTGTCTTTACAGTTCATAAGTACCATCTGTATTACCTGGAAGTCCTTTTCATAGTCCATTGTAAGCCTGTAGTCTGACATTCTGACGTTTTTTAAGTGAGGAGTGTATGTATTGGCACCCCCATATGGTATACATAAGTAAGGCATACCCTGTATAGCCGTACCCCATCCTGTTTCTTTATACCTGCCATGCCATTTGAGTATTGACCCGTATTGGCGTTTATAAGCGAATACGTTTAGTCCAAGCGGCAACCCGGAAGTGTAGTATGCGCATAAGTCGGGGTTTGCGATAATCTCGCTGCATAGATCGTTTAGTGCATCAGCACAGGTGAGAATATCGTCACCATCTATATTTATGATATTGTCTACTTTGTATTTGCTGGCACAATCCGAATGGCGTTTAATAATATCATCTATATTACCTGCAAACAGTTGTATGCCATACTCTTTTGCAATAGGTTCAAATACTTTTATATTGCCCTCTGTATTTGGAATGGTAAGGAACACATTGTTCTTAGAAGCCCACATACAGGTTAATATCCTGTCGAGAAGTATATGGGTGACACTCCTACCACTTATTTCAACTATTGCCTTGTTTGGAAACCTGCTTTCAGGTTCATTACGGGTAGTTACGAAGAACCCTATTTTCATGCCTTGTCCTCCTTTGTAGCTATTGCCATCATACAACGGCAGAAAGCGTTAATTAAATGCGGTTCTTGAGTGTCGCCAGCAAGATGTGCGTACAGGTGTATTATCGCATGGTTGACATGGTCTCTTGCAGGGATACGCCGCCAGTTGTCCTCACCGTATTTATCCGCACCCTGCGCTAAAACTTTGGTTGCTTCAAACAATGCCTTTGCGTCAAGCAAGTCGAACCTGTATTCAGCTTTGTGCTGTTTACCGCCAGTGGGTAAGGTTTCTACTTCTGCGTTATCGTCAAATCCTTCTATATCTTTGTTCAACTAATTACCTCCATATAACCTCTACACCGTTAAGGTCAGCCTGCAACTGTGCCAACGCACTGCCTACAAGCCTCCTACACTGCCGTTCGGTGTAGTTCATACTGTCTGCCACCTGCCAGTATAAAACTGGTTCTTTATGCGCATAACGCTCTTTCAACACTGTTTTGTGTCGGTCCGGCAGGTCGTTGTACGCATTTTCAAGTTTGTTGATAAGGTTTTTTAAGTTGTCTATCTGCGACTTAATCTGGTTTTCGAGGTCTATCTTCTTAATGACCCGCTTTTCGAACAATTCCGTAATATCATTGGACTGGACCTTCACCCAATCGTACCTGATAGCGTGGACACAATCGTCGCTAGTATCGTTTAGCTTCTGCAACTGTTCTTCAAGTTCCCGAAGTTGTCGGTGGAACTTGTCTGTCATATACATTTTCACCATTGTTTCCATTCCCTTGAGCATAATGACCCTCCTTTAAGGTAAGTTCAGTTATTTTCAATATCCTGTTACACCGTTTACATAAATACCCTTCGTCTACTGGTACAAGTTTATCGTTTGAACAATACTTACACGTTGCTACTATCATTATCTTTATCCTTATCGCCGCAACACATAAACACCAAAAGACTAAACAACATACTATTGCAAAATTCTAAATACGACCTCACAGTATCATTAGCTTCAAACCCATGCTTTTCTAACATTTCAGGCGTTAATTTACCACGCTCAAACCAAACTAAATTCTTCGGCTTTTCTGTTAATTCCCAATACGTATTATCGTAATCTTGTTTGTTCATTTTTCCTCCTTCACCCTCATTCCCATTTCCCATTCCCTATACAACTCAAACCAATCATCAGCCCTCATTACCACCACCCAGTCGCAATAGTTTTTCTTGTGAGCCACTATCGGCAGTTTCCCTTCCTCTGCATCACGTCTTGCCTGGTCTATGGCGTCGTATAAGCTTAACCTGTTTGTCCGCTTGACTTCAATGTGTATTCCGGGAAGGCCAACTACATCCTGGCCCTCCACCCCCGAAAATTGCTGACCTCTCCGGCAGTCGTACCCTTGCTTCCGACCCTCTGCCGCAAATTCGCGTTCGCCCCTGCAGCCTTTTTGTTTAGAGTTTATTGACATATACTTAACCCCCTTAAAATGGTGGATCATCTTCTTCTACTTCCTGATAGTCTTTCGGCGTATTGCCGCCTTTACTGTCTAAGAACTCAACCTCGACTGCGTTTACTTCCACATAAGTCTTGTAGTTACCGTCTTTGTCTTTGGTATTGTTAATACGGAGTTCACCTATTACCGCCACTAATGATCCTTTAAATATATACTGGCTGCACATATCAGCAAACTTACCCCACACCGCAACAGGGATAAACTGTGAGTCGGCTTTCTTCATCTTTCCTTTTGCCGCTACTGTAAAGCTAAGTTTAGTTTTACCGCTGAACTCTCTTGTTTGCGGGTCTCTGACAAGTCTGCCTGTTATTTCTATTTTGTTCATTGTATCATCTCCTATTTGGTTTTCTACCTTTATATAGCCCTTTCCCCCTCAACCGTCTGCGTTTGTCAGTTATATGCGGTTTCTCTCTGCCCAACTCCCACGCTATTTCTTTGTCGGTCAACCCCTTGTTTTCAAGTGTTACCATTATGTCTATTTCTTCTTGTGTCCACGGTAAGTCTCTTTTAGTCCTTATTGCTTTATTTTGATAATATAGTTCACTTAGTTTATGATATATACTGTCCCTGCTTCTACCAATTATCTTTGAAATAGTATCGCAATCTGTTCCCTGTCTGTGAAGGGTCTTAAGCTGTTTTTCTTCTTTACCTGTCCATATACGTCTACGAATAGGGACAAGTCTTTTGTTCTTTATTTCTTCATCCAGCCAGTCAGGTTCCGGTAACAACACCCCCCTTTGCATATTGGTAAGGTCTATCCTGTTTCTGTATTTGCCCGCCCATTCCCAGAACTGTCCAGGGTCTATAAGATATACCTTCTGCTGTTTCCTTGTTATCCTATGTTTGTACGGAAAATCACTTTCCTTTGTCCACCTGTAAACTGTACAGCTGTCTAACCCTAACGCCGTTGCTATCTGGTTCGCTGTGAAGTATCCCTGTATCCCTTTTGTATCTGCCATACCAAGATAGTCAAGCCGCGACTCTACCGCTGATAGTGTCCTGCCAAGATGTTTAGCTATACTTTTAAGTTTAATTATGCCAACCTTTTCCGTGAGAATTTCTTCTTCCTGGCGTGTCCATCTTTTATAATGCCTTGCTGTATCTGTGTTCATCTCCATCTATCCACCCTTCGAAATACGCTTTGTTGATATACTCCCTGATAAGCTGTTTTGTATCCGAAGATACAATGAACTTCTCTTTACTGTGCAACGCCTTAACAATATTGTTAGTAATGTCTTGCAGGTTCTCTTCTTTTTGTATGTACTTTTTCATATGAGTTACCTCCTTGATTTTTACTGTTTTTCTCTTATTTCTCCTAATATAGCATACAATAAAACAGCGCTACACAAAGAATATATTGAAAGCTGTACATCATTTATAAGTGTTATATTGTATATTGCACCAAGTAGGAAACCTATAAATAATAAAAATATAGTATTTTCGAGTATTTTCATTAACGTTACCTCCAATTTAATTAGGTTTATATATTTAATCTACAAAACTAACTTGCCGTTTATGGCATTAAAACCCCATCCATCAGGATAACCACAAGCCTGTCCAGTTTCACAATGCAATTCTCCATTATCGTTCATGTGCAATATGCTATAACGTTCTGACACATAGCATACTTTTTCATATGGCATTATCCCTCCTGCCGATTCTGCTAACAACCGTATTCCTTCAAACTTTGGTTCCTTTGCCCCCAATTCATTTACACAATAATCAAAATATCCATGCAAATAAGCATCTAACTGTACAAACGCAAATGAACGCAATGTTGTTTCTGCTACTTGCTTATTTATATGATCTATCCTTTCATCTGACAATTTGTCGGCATCCATTATAACGTTTTTAATTGAAGGTCGCATAAACCTTTTTGTTGATTCTAATAATGCCCCGTTAAGGCTACCCCTTATTGGCTTTAAAACAGCATTATATAAAACTGTTTCGATATACTTATATAATTCAGAAATAATATCGTCTTCAACTACACACCCGCATTTTTTTAACTTTATTCTTGCACAAGCCATTAACTGAAATGGAATAGGGGCATAAACTTCCCAAAAAAGAGAGTTCCCCTGTGTTGTGCTTACCATGCTGGCGTCCACCAACTGTTTACTTCTATTTATTTTTTCTTTTATACATGCCATAGGACTATCAGCCCAAACAATATCAGGCGTTTTTCTGTTGTCTTGTTCATACATCATATATATTGCTTTTTCTGCATTACCCCTGTCTGCCGGACAAGTGGACAATCCTATATCAGTCCATTTTTTTACATATTCTG